CAGCCGTATCGGTGATGTGCCAAGACAAAAGAATATTTCAATCCATGATGAATGCAGGTACTCCTTGTCCATACGACGGACTTGTAGGTCTACCAGCTAAAGAAGCATGGAAGAATAACCCACATTTAATACCGGGTGCTAAAACAGGAAAGAATAAGGAGTGGTCAGATGATGATAAGAATACTGCCAAAGGTGCTGCTGGCGTCGGTGGTTTGCTTGCTCTCCTCCTACTGCTTATCTGATGTTATATACGAAAGAACAAATAATGTAACTACGAATGGTTACAAATGGGATATGACAAAGATACTACCACCTGAAGCAGGATTAAAAGTTCAAGGGATATACCACAAGTATACGATAACTAAAGATCCTAATACAGATGCTACAGTATCTATAGTTAATAAAAATACTAATGGTGTAGGTAATATATACGAACGGCATGATAATTGGGATCAAATACCTAGCAATACAAAGTTAGGGTTTGATACTATTACACCAACATTAGGTACGTCGTTTGGAGATGGAAGTATATATGTAGATGGTGACGGAGAACTAAGTGATGTTATTGTTGCTTATAATTATATGTACGATACATGTGCAATACCTTTAACAGACTCTTCTTGTCCAGGCTATGAAGATGCTCTTATGAAATATCTTCTTGATAATGGTTTAATAGATAATGAACCAGATATTAATGATCCTTACTATGACGACTGGGTACAATTTCAGTTAGATCAGAAAGCAGAAGCTGCAGAGGAAGAAGAAAAAGAAGAAGAGAAAGCTAAAGAAGAAGAAGAGGAACAAGAATTAAAAATAGAGAAAGCACTTGCAGTTGCAGGTGCAGCTGAACAGATCGCTAATCCAACAAGACAATTGTTGATGATGACGCAGATGATGTCAGCAGGAACCCTGGATGCATACTATGGAACAACAATAAACGGTGGAACTTATGAAGAAACTGTTGAGTTAAAAGATGGTATCATTGTAGATAATTTTAAAGCGTTGAGAAACCTTGCTCAAGATAAGGTTCATAGAACAATGGTTCGCTCTCAATATAAATAAATGGAGATAACATGGATATTAAAACAATAACAGCGTTAGCGTTCTTAATGCCAGCAACCGCTGCAATGGCAGTTGACTCACCTATAAGCGGTGTAGTAGAACCTAAATGTTCTATATGGACAGAAACAGCAGGTGTATATGGACACCCACTCCCGTACAAACTGACTACTAAGCCATCTGATGGTGGAGTCAAAGCTAGTATCCGCGTGGATATTGCGCAAGCTGACTATTATAAGACAAAGTTTACACACCCTAATAGTTTTTCATCTAGCCCTACGTTGACAGACGCAGTCTCATGGACAGGAAGTACTACTGTAGGAGCAGTAGGTGTAGCCGCTATGTCTGCTTATGAAGCTGCTAAGGTTACTTACAATAACGTAACAGAATTTAATATGACATTAGCAGGATCTACTTGGTTTACTGTTGAGTCAGAAGCAAGCTATGGTTCTACAAAATCATTGCCTGCAGGTAACTATACGGCGTTGATTGTAGCAGAATGTATAGCAAAGTAATATTAGCTTTATGTTTTGTTTTTTGTACCACGGCTCACGCACACGAAATGACACCGGCATATCCGCAGTTGAAATCTTCTTATATAGACGGTGTATCATCTGCTAAAATGAAACTGTTTAATAGGAGACAAGACGTTTCCTATTATCTAATAGAGGTATTTACATCAGATTTTAAACCTATTCCGTTTGCTTCATCATCTATATCTACAGTTTCATCTAAGGTTATAAAGGTAGGATATAATAAATCAAAGATATTTGATGTGTATATTAGATCTAATGATATAGATCGAGCTGTATATATTTGTACACAATCAAAACTCTTTAAGCAAACTGATCAAATTTCTTTAATAACGTCGAGGGTTTGTTCAAAAATAAAGGACAAGTAAATGAGGATATACTTACTACTTTTACTAGTCACTGTTATTTGTAGTTGTAGTTATAGTAGAACTTATGCAGACTCTATGTCTAACTCTTTGAGCTTAGCGCTACCTAACTCTACTACAAGTTTCCAAGCAGATAAGTTTAGAGCTGGTGAATTAGATTGTAGTAATGCAATAGGCTCCGCAACGAACATTGAGTTTGGAGTGACTGGAATTATTCAAGGAGGTACTTCAAGTCGCCAACAAGTAGGAGACATTGGAGTGTACTCTAAGATAACAATACCGCTTGGAAAGCGGGCAAAGAATCGTATTGACTGTAATCGTCTGTACGAGCTTGAGTTACAAAAGAAGCAGTTAGAAGTTATGAAGTTACAGCAAGAGATAAATCAATTAAGACAATTGTCTTTTGAAAACTAGGAGGGCACAATGGCAGAAGTAGAAATCGCTGGCGCTAAGATTAAAGGCGGCAAGATAATGCTTATACTACCGTTACTAGGTACGCTAGGTGGCGGACTATGGGGTGGCTTCGAGTTTTATAAAGATTATATGGACATGAAGGAAATTATACAGAATATAGATATAAGCTCTATACAGTCAGAGAATACTCTTGTTCAAACTAAGTTAGATAAAGCGATTGACTATACGCGCGATATTAAAGATGACCTACGAGAGGACATCCTAAAGCTAGAGGGCTATATCGATAAGATGGATTCTAAAGTTGAAAAGTCTATAGATAGTGTTAGAGAAACTAAACTATTAATAGATGCAACTTTAGAGAATATGTTAACTGCTAATAATGAATTACAAAAAGATACCACTGCATCTCTTAGAGAAGTTGAATCTTTAAATAGAGAAACTGAGAAGGATGTTAGGAATACATTGAGAGAAACCGAAGAAAGAATCGATTCTAATATGAGGAAGTTAGAAGATAAGCTAACCGAAAGGTTACAAGAAGCTTTGGATAATCCACTCTCAGATTAAGTTTCCGCAATGTCCTCACGGCTCCGGTGGTAGTCAGCGGATAGACCACCACATAATAAGGCTAGTAGCCTGTTAGATAGATAGAACCTAGGAGGTTACTATGTCAAGATATATACAAGAGGCTGTTAAGCCTGAAGAAGAAGTTAAAGAAGAAATACGTGAAATGCCTAAAGCAGGCAAGTATTCTGCGGACGATTTACAATCAACTAAAACCCCAACGTGGTCGAGAGGTTCCGTAAATGGCTAATGCAGGATATAAAGAAAAAGTAACGGACGAACAATTACATAATTTAATAGTATCAGGAATTGAGAATTCTACAGGTGACTGGCTTAATTCGTCTGATCTTACTCAAGAGAGACAAAGATCTACATACGAATTTGCAGGTGTCCCGGATTTTCATCTAGCTCCTCAAGGTGTATCTACTATTGTTGATACGTCTACGACTGAAGTTGTAGAAGCCTACACTGCTATTTTAGCAGATTTGTTTCTTGCTAATGGCAAGCTTGCTAGATTTCTTCCTATGGACGATAACTCTACAGCGTTTAAGAACGCTCATAACGCAAGTCTAATTACTAATTACGCAATTTTTAAACAGAACAGAGGTTGGGAGTTAATTCAGACTTGGTTTAAGTCTGCTCTCCTATGGAAGAACGGTGTAGTTCGGTGGGACTATATAGAAGACTTTCATTACAAAATAGAAGAGTATGATGAAATAGATCAAGACAAACTTGATATGCTTCTTGCGGACGATAACGTAGAGATTATTGGCGACTTAGACTTTACTAATAAGTATACTGAAGCATCATCAGATCCTCTTGCAGGTATGGATCCTAGCGTTAAATTAGTGTATACAAACGTAAGGATTAGAAGAAAGAATAATAAGTCTAGAGTTAAAATAGAAAATGTACCACCAGAATCATTTAGAATATCTCGTGATGCAGCAACTATAGAAGACGCTAGCTTTGTTGGTATTCAGTCTGAAATGACTAGATCTGAAATTAGAAAATATTGGCCTGAGTGGGCTGATGATTTATCTGAAGATGAATGGTCTGAGCTAAACAACGAAGAAACATGGCTTGGAGGTACATCTTATTCTGAAGAAGTATCTTCACGTAAAATGGTTACTGGTCAAGAATATTGGAAAGGATCTTCGGAATCAGAAGGCGGGTATGCTCTTGAAGCAACTAGGCCTGTAACAGTTACAGAGT